CGTTGACTTCTAGCTTGTTGTTGTCGTCCTCCTTCAACTCCACCTTGTCAGTGGTCGACACCACCACGGCTTTGAGGTTGTCGATGTTCGACGTGTTCGACCCTATTGCACCAGTGACCGAGCCGCCGCCTGTGCCCGTGAAGTCGATGTCGTCGCTGTCGACTTCCACATCACCTGCACCATCAGGAGCCACACCATTTACGCTCTGCACCGAGCCAGTGCCGGAAGGCGCTGCCGTGCCGCTGCCTGTAATGCCGCTGCCAATGGCTCCAACGCCGCCAAGCCCTGTGTCGTCCAGTGTGCCTGCCGTGCTGTCGTAATCAATCACCCAACGCTCCACCTGTGTCCTGCGCGCGTTGATGCTTTGCGAGAGGTTGAACGGGATCCAACTTAAACTGTCCTCGCTAATGACCTGCCACATCTGCGGAATGTCGCTGTAGAATTGACCGCGCCGTATCTGTAACGCGCGCTGTACCATACGCAAGCCCTCTGAGACGCCAAGCAAATTCAGTTGCGTGAACGCTGTGGTGTTGGTGCTTTGAAACAGGTCGTCGCCAATTACACCTTGGTCGATGCCTGTGGCCTGCTCTTGGCCAAACATCGTCATACCTTGGTCAAGCTCGTCGGTGTTGTTGAAGGTACTAACCGCCTCAAACCGCACAGTGTCAAACGTGTCTTGCCCTTCGTACTCCAACACCACCTTGACAGCGATATCGCCGTCGGTCATGTCGCTGCTCACATCGGCTCCCGTGCCGTCTAGAAACTTGATGCCCGCCGTGAAATCAATTTCCGCTTGGTCGCTTGGCAACTGCGCTGTCACGTTGCTGATGGATGCGCTGAAGTTGGCGCCGGATGACCTGTTAAAACCGCCGATAAAATACTCCGTTGATCCCGCTGTGCCGCTCCAATCGTTATCGACTAGGTACTGCGTACCAATCAACATGTCGACGTCAAGGTGCATTTGCGTCACGTTCTGCGGGTTCGTGAATCCACCTGTTTCGCTGTCGCGGTAAAAGCTAACTTCTGCCGTGATCTTCAACTGAACACCTGCCGCAAATGCTCGCCCGTCATCAAAGTCGCCGAAGTTGGTGGCCACCGTGTACGATTGCGTCGGGTTGTTCTCAGCGTAGATGGCCGCGCGGCCTAAGATGTTGCGCGTCCTGCTGACTGTCTTTTTTGGCGCGAGGAAACTCATTGCGCTTCCGCTCAGCTTGCGAAATCCTGTGCCGACCAACGCGGTCTTGTTGGTGTTGAGGTACGTGCTGTCGCCGGTGCTCAAGGCAACTGTTGCGAGGTCGGTGTCCGCCTGCTTAATTATCGTGCTTGGCAGGATGCCGTTGCTAACGCGCTCATAATAGCTGAGCGGCAAAAACCACCAGTAACCCTCTGCTTGAAACAGCCGAGCGTTGTGCACGACAAGCAAACCCTTGAGATACTCGAACACTGTGTACGGCTCTAGTTGCCCGAACACGTTCGTGTCGCTCTCGTTGTAAATGAGCTTCGTGGTCGTGTCAAACATGAAATCACTGCCCGTATAACCAACCTCGTAGATGTCGTTGACATAGCGAAGGAACGGCTCGCCTGCGCCCCAGTAACTGCTCGTTCCAATCTCTTTCAGGAAAATGGCCACCCAGTCCCTGATGCGCTCTTGCTTTTGGTACTCGTCGCCGGCAGTGAGGTACTCTTTCTTCAGGTCTTGCAAGAACGCCAGTCCGTCCGCAGCCTTGAAACTGATTGGGTTTGGGCTTGGCATGTCAGGGATGTCCGTCTGCTCTGCAAGCAAGATGCCGACCCAGTACAACGTATCGTCACCGTCAGGATCCTTGCGCACCTCAACTTTAATGTCGCTTTCCTGCCTGTTAGGTAGGTCGGTAAACAAGAAAGTGTCCATGCCGATGGCGTCGTCAAACATTTCAAACTGCACCGAGCTGCCAATGATGTGCTGGAAAACGTCCTCATTGTTGCCGTCGTAGCTAAGCGTAAAACCCGCAGGCCCAAGCGTTGCCTGCGATGCTGCCGTTGTGTGCACGTCATCGTAGATGTTGATCCGCCAGTCGTCGCCTTGGTCGTCCTTGAATTCGCCGTAAAATCTGAGTGCCATTAGAATCCGCGTGTTCGTGTTCTGTCCAATCCGCTGCGCTCGCTTGACAGCAAGATGTCCGAGCCGCTGAGCCGGCCCGTCACCGTAACGTTGCCGCCGCCTACGCCTTGCAACATCGACCGCAATTTGTCCAGTGGTGCAATGACTTCTGGGTTTGTGCTAGCACCACTATACTCTCCTACAAGCGCCGCAGTCGGCCCGCTGACGATGCCGCCCTCGGCAAAACCAGTCAAGCCAAAGCCGCCTTTCAGGAACTCGCCAAACGTGCCAATTTTTGTGCCTGCCCCTACGCCTGCACCTCCCGTCAGCGCTGTGATTAACACAAACGCAGCGACCATCGAAGCCAGCTTTATCAACAAGTCCGTCAGTATCTGCTTCATAAACTCGCCGAAAGTTTGCGTGCCGTTCAACAAGCCTGTGAACAGGTTACTAAATTGAGATTGGATAGTTCCGGCCATGTTGACCACAGCGTCATTGAACTTCTCTTGCCTCTCACGCATCTTTTCCAACTTCTCCTCGTGCGCTTTTTCTGCGCGCTTGAGATTCTCCTCAAATGACTGCCGCGCAAGGTCGCTGAGCAAGCCACTAACCTGCGGCCCCCTGTCTGCGCTCATGCCGTTGAGGTTGGCGAGCATGCCACTAACCTGTGGAGTTGTTGCGGCTCGGGTCGTGGCAACTGGTCCGCCACCACCACCGCCACTCATCATCTCGTCAATGTGGGTTTTCAAACCGCCCATCGTGTCAATAGCGTTTTGCACTGACTCAGGCGAAACTAGCTCAAGCGGATCGCGTTCAAGTTCGTTTGTGATGCCCTCATTAATGTTCTCGCCCGCCTTCTTACCAAACTCAATGGCGCGGTCCGCAGCATTCTGGAACGCGTCCTTGACGAGACCGGGAATAGCCGAGAAATCACCCTCAAATATCGCCTTGATGATTGCGCCAAGGTCCTTGAATGCGGCAATCACGCTGTCAATTGCGAAGCCAAAGAAATCGAACACTGTCTGCACCACACCCTTAAGCGCGCCAATGATTGCGCGTACAAACGTGACCTCGTTGTACAGGCTGATGAAGTAATTCGCAACCGCTGCAATGGGCTTGCTAACCTCCTCGCTGAAGTTGTAAACCGCCGTCACAATGGCAATTAATGCGGCAATGATTAACCCGGCAGGCGAAACAATCATCATAAGCCCCTGCACAATCATGGGCAACACCATCAGCAGCGGTCCGATGGCAGCAACTACGGCGGCAATTGTTGCTGCTGTGCTCACAAACTTGGCGTCCATGTGACCGATGGCAGATGCAACATCAGTAACAAACTTGGTTAGCTTTTTTATTGTCGGCAACAGTGCCTGACCAATGCTTATGCCTGCTGATTCTACCGCACTTCGCAGCGCGTCAAAACCACCCTGCGCCGTGTCTTCCAGTTTCTTTCTAGCCTCAATGGCCGCGCCTGTGTTTTCAATTTGCTTCTGCGTCAAGGCGCTCAGTTCGCCAGTCGTGCCCTGCAAAAGCGGAATAATCTTTCCCGCTCTGTCGCCAAATATTTCGAAGCCTTCGGCTACGCTCAGGTTGCCATCTGTCAACTTACCCAGCACCTCATTGGCGGGCGTGCCGTTCTGTACAAGCGTTGTAAATGCTTTTGTAAGCGCTGTGCCTGACGTGCTTGCGTCAAGCCCTGCATTCGCAAGAATACCCAAGGCGCTTCCCGTGTCCTCAAGCGACACGCCTAATGCGCTAGCCGTTGGTCCGACAGTACGCATTGCAACGTCGAACTTCTCAAGATCTAAAGCCGAAGAACCGAACAGCGTGGCCATGTTATCAGCAACCCTGCCCGACTCGCTAGCGTCAAGACCGAACTGGTTGAGCGTTGCGCCAACTACGCTTGCGGTTTGAGAGAGGTCGGTGTCAAAAGCAATCGAGAGTGACAGCACGCTCTCTGTCATGTCTTCAATTTGACTGGCACTGTTGCCAAGCTTGGCAAGCTCAAGCTGCAATCCCGCAACGTCTGAGGCGCTCTTACTTGTACTACCCCCAAGTTTTTTCGCTTGGCCTTCAAGTCTCTTTAATTCGTCGCCTGTAAATCCGCTAACGGCTGCGACTTTGGCCATGCTAAATTCAAAATCAGCGGCTGTTTTTACAGCCATTGCGCCAAGACCTGCAAGGGGAGCGGTCAGGCTTCGTGTCAAATCCTTGCCAAGACGCTTCGTGTTCTTGCCGAAAGATTTTATTTTGTTCATCGACTTGCCGAGCGCCTTGTCGAGGTCTCGCGTGTTGCCACCAATCGCAACTATGAGGTCACCTAACTTTGCCATCCGTCTCGCATTTGTATTTCGTCAAGCAACTCCTCACGCGAGAGCCGCCGTTTGTCGTTGGTTTTCACTGGCTTTTCCCACGGGAACTCTGCCAAATCTTTCGGCTTCAATTTACGGCCTTTGCGGAGATGAGGTTGAAGAACCAGCACGCCGAGCCATCGCGTGCGCTCCCACTCTCCGCGTTCCCTGTTCTCCTGCACTTCGTTCCATCCCTTTACTGCTTGGTTGAACTCCTCAAGCGTCATGGCATAAAACGCAAAGGGGGATAGACCCATTCGGCCCATCCCCACTTGCTGAAGCATCTCCCATGTGATGGGATCGCTTTGGTCTACGCTTTTTTTTCGCCCGCACCGAGCTCCTCAAAGGCCACCTGAACGTGCGACAAATCCATGCCGTCCATCACGTCATTGATGGTCACGTCAAGCGATTCGCCGTCAGCCTTGGCTGCTCCCTCCATGCCCACAAAGATGAGCCAAGCGCAAGCCTCTGCGCTGAGTTTGGATGGGTCGCTCAGTCCAAAGACGTTGACCTTTGACCGCTTCTCGAACTTCGCCAGAGCGCCGAGCGTGTAACGCAGTTCGTACTCTTTGCCGTTCAGCTCAATCATGCGATGGTGGCGAGCGTTACGGTTCCAGTTGCCTCGAATGTGGCTGAATAGGTAGCCGTGTCTTCCGTGCCGCCTGACAACTCCAAGCTGGTGCAAATTGCCTCAGCGCTGACCGACTGGTCACCTGCTACTTCGGTGCTGAACTTGAGCGTGACCGCATCGCGTGCAAGCAAGGTGGTGGCAAGGTCTGCCGTGCTTTCGTTGGTAGCCTCCGTGTAGTCGATGAGGCCGTTGACGCTGAACGATGCTGAGCGCA